CGCGTCTATGTTCTAATTAATTTGTATAGTAATAAAACTATATACTAGATTTTAGTAGAGTGCAAGAGAGCCTGTAGTGTGGAGTGAATTTTTCCAACGATGTAGCTTTTTATTAAGTAGCTACAGAAACTTGTGGAGCCGCTTCTTCAACTTTATTAGCTAGATGCTCTTTTTTAGCCTCTGCTAATTTTATATGGCTTAAAACTTCTCGAACTTGTCGGTCTATCTTAACCATATTGAGAGTATATCTACCCTCTTTAAGATGCTCTTGCTCCCACTGAAGATCCAAACCCCTCTTTTTCTTGTAGAGGTCGTTTAAGTGTTGCATCATCTGTTCCATCGATAACCTCCTCATAGGTTATTCTGTTAATCTGGTCACTATAAGAGTTTCCAAGATTTTCCCAAACTATACTTTTTTCTCCTAACTTGTCAAGTATAGCCTTTTCTAGTGAGGCTGAGTCGTCTTCACACTCAACAATAAATTTAGCGTGATGATCATATGCCCAGATATTTACTAGAATTTTAGCCATTATTCTTTCTATCTTTAAAATGAGGCGGGATTGTGGCCCGCCTCAAATTTTTTAAGTATTACGCACCTTCAACACCAAAGATACCTCTGTAGTCAGATACACCGAATCTGTATCTTTCTCTAGCTTTGTATCTTACGTTTCCAGTATCGAAATCACCTTCCATCGCTGTTCTGATTGGAGTTCTTTCGAAATACTTCATACCGTTAGGCACATCAGTGATAATGTAGAACGCATCCGTGTCAGTTAAGAAGTTATTAACTCTGTAACCTTGTGGAATCATTCCCATTGACGCAATTGCGTTAATGTCATTATCAGCAGTTGACGTTCTACCTTGAGACTTCATAAGTCTTTCAGCAGTGAATTGAAGTTCACTTGGAACGATCATTTTAGTTCCTCTTGCAGCAATTTTTAGACCTCTTTCGTCTGTCATTGCAGCAATATCGATTAATGATTGCTCTAATGAAGTTTCATTCAAGTCAGCTTGAGTTGCTAACGTGTTTGATACAGTACCCGCGATTGTTGGGTGAGCAGTGTTAAATAAAGAAACACCGTCTCCAGAATCAAAATTATCCGTAGTTGGTAAACCTTGGATAAGCGGATCTACTGCTTTGATTTGTTTAGTATTTGCCATGGATCTAGCTAATGCTTTTGTATATCTAGACGCAAGTCTGTCATACAAGTTGTCCTCGATCGCTTCTTCAGTGATCGCGAACGCAAGCGCAACAGTTTCCATAGTGTATCTAGCTGTGTAAGTTTCTTGAGCATTGTCAAAAACTACGCCAGAACCTTCCGGTTTAACTGCAGCATTTGCAAAACCAGATAACATAACTTCTTCTTCAAACGCTCTGTCTGAAGTTTCTGTTACATATATCTCAGCATGCTGATTCTCATAACGTTTGTATTCCAGTCCGAATAGTGCATTCAGGCCTGGTTCTAGTTCCTTAACTAGTTGTCCTCGTGATATAGCCATATGTTTTTTCTCCTATTCTAACTATTATATACCGTTATTTTTAGCGTTATACAGGTGCTCGTTGATCATGACAACAAAGTTCAAATTAGCAGCGCCAATTGTATTGTTCTCTACATCAGTTGAGATACCTGTTACTTTTATTTGAGCCGTACCAGTTGTAGATGTACTGTGATTTAGTTCCGATTTCGAAACGTTATTCGCAGAATCTCCAGCCGTTACTTCGATGTTGAAATTCTTGAACACATCTGTCTGCGCGTGCGCAGAAGCTTTGTTCGATTGAATCTCAAATCTTTCGTACGGATCATCAGCTACGAAAGCTTTAATATCACTAGCCGCGATTGATCCCGGATAGTTATTAGCAAACGTAGGCTTACTAGTTGTTGGATCAGTGTAAAAGACACCATTGAGTGATCCAAGAAGGAAAGCTTCAGAAGCTGCAGCTTGGTGAATTGTACCAGCCGCTGTTGCTGAAACCGCATCTTGGAAGAAGATTTGAGTAGTATCACCAGATGATATACTGTACTCTCCTAAACCCTGGTTGTCTCTATTCTGACCGACTTTGCCGATAGCTCTTAAGCCAAAAGCAGCGTCTTTGTTTGTTTTTGCCATAGAGGCCTCCTATTAAATGTACCTGCCCCGAAGGGCCTCCAGTACGGGTTTATGTTATCTCGATGGTTTGTGAATTCCTAAATTAGGATTTCTTTGAGCCACCAAAAGTAACACGCGATTGTCTATCAATATTGATAGGCATGCTTGGGTGCTCTTCCTTCATAAGATCGTTATCTGCTGCTTCAACTTTTTCTGCATGCTGTTTAGCATAGTATTCTTGTCGTTGTTGCGCGATCTCCTCAGGTACCCTAGCGAGCACTAGGCCGCCAACACCGATGGTCCCTTTATATTTTCCGTCCTCTACGATGGGAAAGTCTGAATCTGGATATTCATCAGCTCTCACTAATTCGTATCCTGATCTTATTCTTCCAGCGACGTTTTTAGTGTCTTGGAATCCTAAGGATTCAACTCTTATCCATCTGTGCCTAAAACCTGTAGGCGCCGGTGGAGCATCTAATGCTGATGGTGGAGTCCAAACTTTTTTATGAGCTGTTTTTTCTCTAGTCTGACTCGCACGAGAGGTTTTCTTTTCGTTATTATTTTCCATATGCTTAAGCCTCCTTCGTGATGTTTAATTGTTTCGCATATTCTTCAAGTGGCACACCTAATTTTTTAGCGATTGCTACCTGCGATGGTGTGAGCCTCACAGTTTTGCGACCTGATCTTGTACTTCGCTTCGCTGAAGCTACTGTCTGTACTGGCCTGGTCGTTTCTTTTTCAGCCGTATCGTTATTACTACCAAATTTATGAGGAAATTCAAGTCTTATTCTTTTATCAATTTCAGCATAATATTCGTCACTTGAAGGATCATAACCTTGATCAGTTAATGTTTTATGTAGATCAAATGCAGTATAAGTCATCGCACTATCCTTACCGAACCATGTGTTTCTCTCACTCCATGCTTCAGCTTTAGGATCTGGAGTTCCTCTAGCTGCTGTTTCTCTATTTAAATTAACCTCAGGTCTATTTTCCTTTTGTTGTTTTTCAAAAGCTTCTTGAGCTACTTTAGTTTCAGTCAATTTAGCTTTTTTATAACCATAATCAGATATAGACGCCAAAGCCTCTGCCTCAGCTCCAAGATCGTTAGCTTCTCGTGCTGCAGCTAGTTTAGCTTTTGCTGCTTCCATACCTGTTTTTATACTATCTTCAGTTACAGCTACAAAGTCTGGCTTCAATTTAGAAAGTTCTGCCTCAGAGTTTTTTTTATCTCTTAAAACTCTTTGAGCATAAGTAAGAGCTTCCTCTTTTTGACGTTCTGCTTCTCTCCATTTTTTAGTTAACTTTGCTATTCTCTTCTGTACACTATCAGAGTAGTCTTTTAATTCTGTATCATCTTTCTTTTCTTCTAACTTAGTTTCTCTTTCATTCTCGTAAGTTTTATCCTCTGGTTTTTCTTCAACTACAGGTCTTACTGTTGGCTCTTCAACTGGAGCTTCTTTCTGTTCTACAATGTCTTCCTCTTTAACCTCAGGTACATCAACATCCATTGCTGGACCGGAAGTGTCAATGTCAACTGTTTGTTTCAGATCATTTGTATCTGGCATAGGTTTCTCCTTCTATGTTTAATATTGATGAAGTATATCTTCGGGGTTATCTATAGTAGCTAATACTTCATCATCATTTAGCAAACGTACTTCACCCCCGTCAATTTGAATTCTAGATCCTGCATAACGTGCAAAAATTACCCAGTCACCTTTTTTACACCAAGGTCCTTCTGGATATCTGTCTTTATCATTATAACAATCTGGTCCTTGTGCTAAAATAAGACCACAAGTAGATCCGACTTGTTGTCGTTCTAAAGTTTCTTGTCCTAAATAAAGTCCACCTTTAGTTTTTTCTTGCATCTTAAAAGGTAAAACTAACATTCTCCAACCAGTTGGTCTGGGTAGTTTAGCTGACTCTTTTGTTTTTAAACGCTCATAAGCGTCTACTTCTTTTTTATTTTCTTCTTTGTTTTCTTTTTCGTACTTCTCGGCCAAAGCATATTTAATTTTTGGTGTCGAGTTTGATGACTGTTCCTTTTTCATCGTCTTGCTCCTTTTTATTTAGCAGGTTAGAGATTTCCTGTAAAGTTGTTATGCACGTATGTGCTTGTCCCAACATATACTTATATTTTTCCATATTGTCAACTGTACCTGACATCATGGCTTCCCCTATGTTATGGTATTTTTCTTTAAGTAATTTTTGTATTCTAGTTATTACGGTTAGTTCGTCCACGTTTCATCTCCTTAATATGTTTCATATTAACATTTCCATCTTCTTCTTGCCTGACGGATACGTGAGTTAGGATCGTTACGTGTTTTTGCTGATGACCTTTTTAATTGTCCTAGTGATCTAGCGCAGTATGATTTTCTACGATTAGCAGCTTTTGATCCTGGCTTCACTTTTCCAGTCACGGCTGTTTTTAATTTAGAACCTGGGTTAAGTCTTCTATAAGCTTTAACTCCAGCCTCTGTCATTCCAGCACCCTTTTTAGTGGGTCTAAAATTTTTTTTATTTCTAGAAGGCATTGAGCCTTTATTATATAATTCTCTTGGCATTTGTGATCTTGATATCATTACACCAAACCTTTGTAATACTTTTTATAACTTGGATTACCAACTTTAACACCACCTAAATCTCCAGATATATAACTACCTGTATAATTTCTTTGTGCTTGTTTTACCATTGAATTTTCACCGGCTGATCCACCTAAATATTTTTTATTTCTTTTTGTAAAAGTTGCAACGTTAGTTGGTTTACCACCTGGATTACCTGCTGCTCGTTTTCGTTTTACAGCACTCGCCTTTTGTGAGCTTGTCATCCGTGTGGCTTTTGCAAGTGGGACGCATTTCGGATATTTCCTTTTCGAGCCTTTGCTTCTCCCGCAAGGTTGATACTTGCCGTCCTTCTTCGGTGCTC